GCGCCGAGCGCAACATGCGCAGCGCCGTCGGTTGAAACCCCATGTCCGAATCGATGAACAGGAGCCACTCGTACCCACCCTCGAGCAGACGTTCCATAGCCTGATTACGGGCCACGGGAAGATCGTTCATGCTCGTTCGGGGGCGGAGCGTTTCAGCGATGAGCTCGCCACGATCGGCTAACGCCATGTCGTACATGGATTTATCGAACGTGGACGAAACGTCAGAGCGGCGGAGACTCACGACGAGGGTGTCGGCGGCCATTGGTGGCGGTTCCTTTCGGGGGTGGCGGTAGGCGGTTAATCCCTCACCCGGTGAACCGCCAGGCACCGGGTGAGGGGATTTGTCAGGAGCGGCGGCGCTTGGCGGTGGCCTTGTTCTCGGCCGTCTCCACCTGCGGGGGGTCGGTCACGACTGGCGCGCCGACTCCAAAGCCGTCCTTGTGCTCCGGCGGATTCGCCACCTCGGGCGGCGTCACGTCGTCATCGGTGAACGTCTCGGGATCGATGTCGGTCCCTTTGGCGTCCCGCTTGCGGGCCTTCTCGACGTAGTCGGCGATTTGCTTGTCCAGATCCTCGGCGCGAGTAACCGCACCGATGCCGGCGAAATAGCCGCGTTGCCGCTTGAGCTCGGCGAGCTTGCGTTGATCGATCATGTTTGATGGCTCCTTAGATATTCGGCGGCGGCGGAAAGGCGGTCGGGGTCGTCGGCGAAATGGCCTAGGCCGAGGTTGCATGACTGACAAAGCAGGCCGCGGACACAATCGCCGCACGTCCCCGCCTTGCCAGATGGGCAGCAGTCGTGGGCGTGGTCAATGTGCCAGAACCCGTGATGCGTTCCCGGATCGTCGGATCTACATATGGCGCAACGTCCGCCCTGCTCTCGCAGCTTGGCGTCGTATGTCTCTGGCGTCAGGCGGTAACGCTTGAGCATTGACTTGCGACTAGCCAATTTCGTCCGCCCATCTAGGCGGCGCTGCTCGCGGGCGCATGGGTCAGAACAGAACGTGATGTCGCGGCGGCGGTTAGTTATATCCGTGCCGCAAATCGGACATTGCCGGACTTCGCGAGGGTTGAGACGCCAGTAGCGCGCACGCATCTTGCAATTGTTCGAGCAGTACTGCGCCCGAACGTCCTTCGGAGTGAAATCCTTCTCGCACCACCGACACGGTTGGGGCGGGTGCTCGATATAGCTCCGATAACCGGCCATGTATTCTGACATGCATTGTCGGCAATACGAGTGTAGACCGTCTCGTCCCTTCTGGACGCGAGCAAAGTTGTCTGGCGGTTTGGCCTCGCCGCAGCGAGTGCATTTCCGCAGGGTGGTGGGTGTTTCCATCCCACCACCCTAGCAGAATGTCGGTAGTGTTTTCTACCTTGTGCGCTATCAGAAAGTCGGCGCAGCCAGACCCGTAGAAGAAATTACTCCGTGGGCTCCTGGATACCTACCGGCCGTGAAAGCACTGTAGCCGTACGCAACGAAACGGACTTGAAGGTTGCCGACCAGCGGCTGCTCGGCCCTGATGAACAGGGGGGCATCCGGGTCGTGCCACAGGTGCAGCTCGGGAGCGGTGACGCCGATGATGACGTCCTCGTTCGTCGAACCACCCTGAGTCAGGGGGACGTTTCCGTCAACAACCACGGGGGCGCCGAGGATGTTGCGATTCTGCGCCATGTACTCGGTACCGCCGATGTTGCCGGCCTGCTCCGTCGGCACGTTCTGGACGTGCAAGAACGGGAAGGTCGAACCCACCTGCGAGGCGAGCCACCACCAACGGCGAGGGGCCGCGATGAAATGGGTCAGGCCCATGAACACGCTCGACTGAATCTTCTGGATCAGGTCGGCGAGCTTCGGATAGAGCTCGGCAGCGGTCGGCGTACCGTCCGCATACGTCACCGTCTGAATGCTCGAGGTGTTGCGAATGCCCGTGTGCGTCCCGTTCGTGCCGGCGCCATTGATGATGGCGTCGTCGAGGGTCGTCCAGTAGGCGCGGAGGAGGTCGGTCGTGATGATGTCATCGACACCGCTCGACCGCTCGAGGGCCTGCCGGGACACGTCCTGCATACCTGTGTAGGTACGGACGGGCACCGAGAGCACCGTGTCATCTGCGTTCGTCTCGAGGACCGCATCACCTTCCGCCGACTGGGCGCCAACGGCGGTCCCTGTCGTGATGCGGGAGATTTCCACGGTCATGCCCTTTTCGGGCAGCGGGTGACGGTTGCAGATTGCCACGACGGGGGCCATCGCCCTCGCCAGCGGCGCAGCCATGTCGGTGAGGTACTGGGGGACCGTCAGTCCGGTGAAAGCACCTGTGCCGACGTCGCGGGTTTCGTAGCCGGCGGCCTCGTGAAGGCGAGCCTCACGGGTGTGCCGCTCGAGCCGAGCCGAGGCGTCGGGGTCACGGTAGTTGAACGAGGCGAACAGGTCGCGGTAGAACGAGGTTCCACGCCGTTCCGCTTCCGCGGTGTACGTGCGAGCCTCGGAGCGGACGCGGACCGGGTTGGAGACGGACTCGGGGTTATCGGCGCGCTTGCCCCACGCCTCGGCCGCCTTGGATGCCTTCTGACGGGCCTCCTCGAATGTCACGAGGTCGTTTTCGCGCTCGGCGAGACCGTCGAGCTCCTCGCCGATACCGGTGAGGCGCTGATCGATTTCCCGAACCTGGGCGCCGAGCTCGCGGAACCGAGCGGCTTCCTTGGGGGCGAGGTCGCCATCGCCGCGCTTCTCAGCGTCGGACTTGATGGAATCGGCCTCGGCGATGCGGACTTCTTGCTCCTTGATGAGAGCGTCCTTCTCTGCGAGCTTGGCCTTGACCTGCTCGCGCACCTGCAACAGCAGTGATGTGCTCATGTCGTTTCCTTTGCGCCTGTGGCGCGATTGGGGGGTGTTTGGAAACGGCGCAAGTGGCGTGCGGGTGCCGTCGCCGTGCGTCGAACGCGAGGGCGAGGCGGGCCGGTGCCGGGGTGTGCCGGGTTTGGCGGTTGAAGAAATGTGTTGACTATCTACGGGGATTGTGCTTAGATAGCACTATCTCACCTACGGAGGTAGCCCTCGCCGAAAGGCGGGGGCTATTTCTGTTCTCAGGCGACGCCGCGGAGCTCGGCGAGCATCGCCTCAGCCTCGGCGAGCGACATCGTGTCGAGTACCTCGGCCGGTCGGCCGGTGTTCATCTGGACGGCGGTCGCCGGGTTGGCCGGGAACGACACCACCGAGACGTCGTAGAGCTTGACCTCTTGGATGCGGCGAATCGGGGCCACGGCCGGATTGACTTCGGCGCCTTCCTCGTCCTCCCACCGCTGCCGCTTCACCTCGAAGGCGAACGACATCTCGTGGAGCTCGCCGCGCCGGAGGCGCGAAATGATTTCCATGCTGTAGGGCGAGGACGGGTCGAGCTTGGCCTCGGAGTAGAGCCCCATCTCGTCGGAGCGGAGCGTTAGCGTCTTGGCGCCGGTGCGGGCCAGCGGCAGACCGTCATGGTTGAAGAACAGTTGAACGTCGTCTTTGTGGTCGATCGATCGCTTGGCAGCTCCACGGGCGATGATTTCCGTCCAGCCGTTCGGCGGGCCACCGGCGATCGGGTAGGGGAAGTCGTACACCGAGGCGTAACCGACCAGTAGCGGCGAACCGTCCTCGGCCTCGCGCATCTCGATACGGTTCGAGGTGCGCAGCTCGACGACGTTGCCGCGAATGTCGGCATCGAAACCGAGGTGGCGGCGGTCGAGGTCGACCGTGCCGGCGAGGCGTTCGCGCACCGGGTCAGGTAGGTGGCGTAGATCCATCGGTGATTCCCTCCGGTGGCGATTCTGAGGTGGCGAACGGGGGCCACAGGAGCTCGTCGGCGCCGGCCTGAGGAGCCATGTCCTCGAGGAGTCGGCGCTCGTTCGGGGTGGCGATCCCGCCACGGACGGCGAGGACATGCGCCTCGTACCGGGTTTTCAGGTCAACGCGCAGCATCGCGTCGGCGTTGAACTTGACGAAACGACCTCGAGGGCGGAGCCGGGAGAGCGCACGCTCGAGCCGGACCAGCCACGGGTTGAGCGTGTACGTCAGGAAGGCGATACCGCGCTGCTCCTGGTTCGCATACGTCAGGTTGTCGGCCGCCTTGCCGCCGATCATTTCCGGCGGAACCCGAAAGAATCTGGCGACATCGGCGACGTTTGCCTGCGCAGTTTCGAGGAATTGCGACTCGTTTGGGTTGACTTGGATGCTGTTGAGCTTGGCGCCGGCGCCGAGCACGAGGGGCCGGCGATTGTCGTACATTGTCGCCATGAGGCGCTCTTTGATTACCTCGGCGTCAGGCTGCGAAATCTCATGCTCTGATTCGATAACCGCCGTCGGATGAGCTCCGTCGCCGAACCATTGGGCGCCGAACTTCCTAGTGGCGATACCGAGCCCGATGGTGTCCTGTGCGTACTTGATCGGAGAGCGGCCTACAGGCGTCCCTGGGATGTTGTAGACGGGCAGGTGCCACAACGGGCCGGACGGCCACGCGCCAATCTCCTGATTGTCGAGGAGCCACGTCACCGGGCCGATCGTTCCGACGCGCTTGGTCGAAATCCGGTCGGGGTGGAGCACGCTGATTTGATTCGGCCACAGGTCGTCGCCGAGATCCTCGACGAGCCCGAACGCATTACCGCGCAGGAGGAGCGAATCCATTACCTGTCGGCACCACACTTCAAATCCTGAACCGTCGCCGGCCGGGTCGGTGATAAGCCTCGAGCTCGCCACGGGCACCGGAGGACCGCCCTCAGAGCGCCTGTACTCGTCCACCGGCAGCGTGGACACAATCTCCGCCAGGAGGTCCACGCAGGCCCACACGGCGCCCAAACGCATCGCCGACTCGTCATCCACCGGCACGCCGGCGTAGGAGCGCGGCCCTCGTGAATACTCGAGCACCTCGGCGAGGCGGTCACCGAACACCCGGTTCTCGCGCTGGCCGACTTTCGGACCCAATAGCAACCGTTCGAGAAGTCCGCCCACTAGACCTCCCGGGTCACCAAATAGAGCTAGCAACATTGACGGGCCGGACCAGCGTTACCGCCCACAGGCCCACCGTCGCCGCCACTAGCGGAGTGATGTCCACCGAGCTATCCCGCCGCGCCCACTTCCAAGCGTCACCAACGAAACGGTGGCTAGCGCCAGCCACGGCCTCGTCTAACGCTCTGTGGCGGCGAACGGATAGCCGCGTCTCGGCAACATCGTCATAGAACATCCCACACGCCTTAGTCATCTCAGAACCCACCGGGACCAACTGCGCCGGCAAAGGCTCGAACTCGTGCGCCAGCGCGCCCACCGGGCCGGACTGGTCAAAGGCGATCAAAGAGCGGGGGAACTTGTGGCAGAGCTCGCTAACACGGCCGACCACCCAATCGACACCGAGGCGGTGCTCGACGACCTCGATCTGCCGAGCGTCGGAAACGACCACCACGGCGGCCCATCCACGATCCTCGCGGACGTCCACGCCAAAGGCGAACCGCCCGGTGGGCTTGACGTCCGGCGCATTGACCATCGCCCACGATGCCGGTGAGATGAGCTGCCCATCGGTGCCAAGCTCGGCGTCCCACATGCACAGGCACTCACGGGCGAACAGGTCGGGGCCGAGCTCGTCGTAGAGCGACATCAGCGACTCGTCGGAAATGCGCCGGCCGTATGCCGGGTTCGCCTTGACCCATGCGTCACGGTCGAGGATGTCGGGCCGAGCGGAAACCACCCGGCCGTCGATTACCGAGAGCTGCTCGGCGGTGTGCTCCACATAGGCCAGGCGGCCACCGTCTTTACCGAGGGCCTGGCGGCGCATACGCCACGCCAGAGCCGAAGTCTCGAGCCCACCGGAGCCGGCGTACCACGATTGGGCGTTAGGGTTCGCCAACTTGGCAGGGCCAGAGGCGGCGACGTGCTCGGACTTGAGGTGCTGCGCCTCGTCGTACACGATCAGGTCGGCCTGAGCAAAGCCTCGGCCGGCGCCGCCGGTACGGGCCTTGTACTTGATTCGCTGCCCCGAGCGGAAGTCGATACCCTCGTCGCCGTTGGCGAACCGAGGACGTAGAACGAGCTTGCGGAGGTCGTCGGAAGCGTCAAACACCGACCACAAACGCAGGAACGATTCCTTGGCGGTAGGCACCTCGTGCGCCGTGTGAATGATGAGTTTCTCGCCGAATAGGACCAATCCGGCGAGCTCCCGGGCGGCAATTGTGTCGTTCTTGCCGTTCTGCCGGGGCTCGAAATCGCCTACACGAGGCGCTGCCCACGAATGGTCGGAGCGTTCCCCGAGGGCCACCTCGAGGGTGAATGCCTGCGACTCGTCGAGCGGATACCCGCCGGCCACGCCATAGGCGTTAGCCAGTTCGATTGCTTCCGCCGCGGCGTCGAGGGAGTGAACGTCGGGCGGTCGGTGAACTATCTGCGGCTCCTGAACGCCGAGCCGATCGGCGAGCTGCGATTTCATCGGCCGGCGTCACCTCCGCGGCAGCATCGCCGAGGGCGG